TTTTCCGTTCTTCGTTGTCTGAAGCGAGAAGCCGCCAGTAGACAGCGCGTTCTTCAGCTGAATAGCGACACAGCCGCCATTGGCTTTGTCACCTACCCACCAGATGTCAGCGAAGTCACTCTGACTCAGGTCGCGGCGAGGAACAATCTTGCTTGTGTTCGTGCCGTCAATGTCAGCGGCACCAAGAGCAAGCTTGATGAGTTCGGGAGAAGTGCCAAGACCTGTAGTGGCAATCTTGCAGTCCCAGCCATCGAGATGCTTGAACTCCATCATGTTCAGAGGAACATTGTCAACATCCTCACCGAAGTCGCTGTACGTAGGAATGCACTGAGGATTGATGCCGCCAGTCGTAGCGCAGATGATGTCTGCATCGGCAGGAGCGGCTGGCTGGGCAGGATTGAAAGTTTTCAGAAGTACACCAGCGTCCATCTGAAGCGCGTCAAAGGCATCAGACGGAATAACCGTGAACATACCCATGTCTATTCTCCTTTATGTAGCGGTCAGATAGTCCGCTATGTAGTTTATTGTTATACGTCTTACACTGTCATTGCTATCGACAGGAAAGCGCTGTGCGAACGGAGAGCCGAGCTTCAGCCAGATATAACCGTTGTCAATCTTAATGACTTTGCCGCCATAGCCGATTTCTTCTGCAATCGTATCTGCAAGCTCTGTAATTCGTTCCCACGATGTTGATTTGTCCCATAAACTAGCAGTAAGAGCAACTTCATTGTCGAAGTTGCTCGTTGCTGTTTCGTATGTGATGTATGGGAAGTCTATGTTAAGGTCTTTAAGAGTGTCTTCGTCATAAGCGCTCTGTTCGTCAATCGCGGACACTTCAAAAGAAGACCAGAACTCATATAGCGCTTGTGCTTTATCCATTCGGCAGCTCCCATTCTTCAGCTGTCACCTGACGCATGTTCAGCGTTGCGCTCGATGGCGTTTTCTTGTCATCGCCGTCAGAAGTGATTCTGAAAATCTTGCTGTCAGACTTGCGCTTCACGACATCGTGATACTGAAGATTGATGCTCTTCTGTGTCGTGATAGTGTACAAGCTGGTCACGCCCTGAACGTCAGCTACTCGCGCTTCAATCGAAGAGTCGAATGTCGCAGCTGCTTTGAACTCAGCGCCCTCTCTCCACTGCGAATAATAGCCGCCGTAGCCGTCAGGAGTAGTGAGCTTGTCGAGCATCACGAATGTTTCCATTGCAGAATCAAGTAAGCTCATATCTTCCTCCACTTGTTCAGACGGCTTGCATACGCAGCTTGCCAGCCGCTGTTTGATGTGTCGCTGTTGCTTGACGCTCCGCTTCCTTTGCTGTACGAATAGCCGCCGAAGCTCTCAGAGTTGAACGGAGAGAGCGCCGCAGAATCAGCACCGCCGTACTTCGTCTGCCATTCATCAATGTCGTTTGCAAGAGCAACGACTTCTTTCGGAATAGCAAGCGCCCAGACAGCGCCATCGAATGTCTCGTCTGTCAGTTCGTCAGTCTCATCGCCGTACTTGTGAACGCCGTCATTGAAGACGCTGCCGACAATGCGATAATACTGATTCGTCTGCAAAAAGTCGGCGGTCAAAGTACCGCCTGAAATCGTAAAAGTACCGAATCTGCGGTCAAGGTCAAACCAGTTCCGCAGCTCTTGACATAGTTCAGTAAGCACTTCAACCGCCTCCTGTTACTTGAGATATTGCGTCATTGTAAAGCCGCCGCCAGATACCGCTGTCCATCCGTTAGGCGCGTCTCTCTTCGAGTCTACTGTGACTTTCTCGCCGTAGGGAAGAACAGCAAGGACTTTACTGTCCTTGCTTGCTTCTTCTCTGAGACAAACGCCGCCTACCCAGTTGACAGTGTAAGTCTTACGCGCCGCCATAATCAGGACGCAGTAATGGTGCCCTTAACGACACCCGCAGCGTACTCAACGAAGAACTGAATGCCGTCCATGACAAGAGACTCAATCTGAGCGCGCTCTTCGTTCTGATAGCCGCTCTTGATGCCGATGTAGCCCAGCTCGTCAGCGGTCATGCTGAACGCATTCGCGAGGTCACCGTTCATGGTCAGATAGTACATGACGATGTTCTCCTTCGCAGTCGCGAGGAACGTACCAGCAGTGACGCGACTGGTCAGAATCACAGTGCCGAGGCCGAGGAAGTTCTCGATGTAGTTCATGCCGAACACGGTCTGAACAGAGATGTTCGCAGTGCCGAGATAGTTGGCAACATCGGTGGGATTGACGAAGAACACGGCTTCAGCAGTGTCATCTTCAAACGCAATCTGAAGCTTGCTCCACGCATTGGCAAGAGCCGCCTGAAGACCAACGCCAGTAGCGCTGACAGAGCCAGTGATGGTGCCGTTCAGCAGACCGAAGAAGCTAGTGCGAATAGTCTTCTGAACATCGCGCAGAAGAGCCGCATCAGTCTCGTTGACAGCAGCATCGTAGCCGCTCTTCTTGATAGCTTCGGCAGAAACGGCCTTGCGATACTTGTTCAGCGTGATTTCGCCAACGGCAGTCTTCGTGGTCGCGTACTGAGACAGAGGAATGACCTCGCCCTCAGGAACAGCGGCGGTATGAAGAGTGCCAGAGGTGGAGTAGACGTACATCGTAGTGCCTTCCATCATAGGAATCTTGCGAGTAACGCCGAGAACTTCGATGAGCTTTGCGAGGGAGTTGTGAGTGAACTGATTCACGAAATCAACTTCGCGAACCTTTGCCATCTGCTGAGCCTTAATCAGATTGGTTTCAGCAGTAGTGTAAACTTCGTTAGCCATTTTTGTTTCCTTTCCGTTCGTTAGAATCCGAACATTTCATGGTTGTCAGCAATCGCTTTCTGCCGTTCAGCAGTGTCTTTGATTGCCATGATTTCGTCTTTCGACTTGTACGTTTTGCCGCCGCCAGCGGGAGGATTAGAAACGTCTGCGCCTTTCTGACCGTTCGTGACAATGAAGTCAGACCATTCGTCTTTGATGCTCTTCTTCAGGTCAGAAGCGTTCTCGAACTTGCCGTCCTCGCCAAGCTTCGCATCGTCAAGGTCAGTCACTTTCAGAACAGCATCGATGCGCTTATCAGAAACGCCGACTTCTTTCAGAAGTGCTCTATAAGCAGCTTCTTTCTTGCTCTTCGTCTCTTTCGCTTCGATGTCTCTCTTGTAGTTGTCGTACTCTTCCTTGATAGCGTTGTACTTGACTTCAAATGCGTTCTTCTTGCCGCCGTTGGTGGCTTCTTTGAGTTCGTTCAGCTCTTTCTGAACAGACGCAAGTGTCTCAGCGTCTTTCTTGAAAGAGTCACGTTCCTCTTTGATGCTGTCGAGGTCTGCGCTGTGTCTCGCGCAGATGTCTTCAGCTGCTTTGTCTAAGTCATCAACAGGCATGTTGTGCTCAGACAGGATTGCTTTAATCTGCTTGATAGAAAATGCCATGACATATTCTCCTTTGTCTCGGTCAGCAGTGTCTCGCTGATTAGAATTTTATATAAACCGCATTGTCTCGCGGGTTATACCAACAAAAAAGCAAACTGAATCGAAACTCAGTTTGCTTTCTAATTTGTATTAAGTTGTTAGAATCTCATCAGAAACTTCTCAAGTATAGCTTTGTATTCTGCGATATGATTCGCGAGAGAGTTCTTGATGAAGTGTGTCGGCGTGATACCTCGCGTCTGATGCCACTCGCCGTCTGAGCCTTGATAAGCCCACGGTGACTGTCTGCCGCCGCCCTCTGCATAGATGCCTGTGCCGTACTCGTTATAGATTGCGTAGTCTGTATTCGTGCCGACATGCATCTCGTCTCCTGTGACACTATGCGTCACGCTGTTTGCAAGCTTTCCTGTCGGTGAATACCAAGACGCATGTCTAGGAATCTTCGCTCTGAGCGTCTGCTTCGCATGAGATACAGCTTGATTGCCGCATGCTTCAAGTCCTGCTTCAACGTTCTGAGCGAGTTGTCTCAGAATCTCGTCAGAGTGGTCTTCTATTTTGATTTCAATGTCTGCCATCTGCTTTTGTAAAATCGATAATCAGTCGAAGAACTTCATCGCTTTCGCCGTGATATTCTTCAATGTCAAGAACGTCAAGCGCGGCGTGTGCGGCATCAGATATGCTTATGTGAAGCAGCTCTTCGTTCTTTGCTTTTAGATTTCTCAGGCCA